TAGTTACCTTCAGTAGGTTCAGTACCAGTTAAGAACCATTCTTCTTTAAAGATACCACCAGTAAACGATTCAAAGGATGCCTCGAACTCTTGTCTAAAAGACATTGAGGACATTGAACGTCTTGCAGCCTCTACCTCATCAGCAGGTATGTAAGGATTGTCAGTTGAGTTGAATGAGAAAGCATCCCAGTCTTCATCTTCACCGTTTAAAGCCTCTGTATATAGGTCATAGAAGTGATTCTTACCAGCTGGCGTACCGATAAACAATGCTCCACCTCGTACGTCAGCTAAGGTAGGTCTAATGATTTGTTCCCATACATTAGGTTTCATTGAGGCGTACTCATCTAATACAACATAGGCAAGACCAACACCACGTAGGGAATCAGGTCTGTCACTTCCCTTTAGATAAATCTTCCTACCATTAATCAACGTCAATCTAGCTGTGTTCTCGTAGGCATCCTTAATAACATCTTGACCTAACTCTTTAAGCATATTCCACATAATGTCTTTAGCTTGTTGAAAGGTAGGACCGATATAGAAGACATCCTTAGAATCAGATTGTAGAGCTTTGATTAACAATATCCAAGCAGCTAATCTAGACTTACCGAACCTACGTCCAGCTGATACAACCTTAAATCTCTTCTTTGAATTGAATATGTCTAGCTGAGCGGGATGTAGTTCAACATTAAGAGTACCCATTAGAACTCTGGTAAGATTAAATCATTAGCAGCAATCAAAGCTTGTATTACTTCCTGATAAGTGAGCTGTGGTGCTATTTCATCACTCAACGAATGAGTATCATTAAGCAGTAGTTGTTGTACGCAATACACGATAGCTGCGTGTGTACCTACCTCAGGTTCTATAGCATCGTCTGTGTAATCATCAACAGTATAGTCAATCATATTAGTTCTCCTCTTCTTTTACGATAGTAGCTATGACCTCATCATCACCTTTAGTCTTTAATCTCTTAGGTTTATTGACCTTAGCCATCTCTTCAATCTGTTCAGTCGTACCAACATTAATAACTAAACCACCTTCAGCTTTAGTATGTTTAATCTCAATAGCTTTCTGCGCAGGGACAATCCTGTCCATACACATCTTTAAACAATGAACATCACCTTTAAGAGCCTTAGCAATGACAACCTCAACAATCTCTTCACCTCTAGAACTAAGTAGTTCTCTAGCGAGTTGGGTATATTTATTAACAGAACCTTTAGGTCTGCCTAGGGGATTTAGGGATTTCATTCCCTTAACAAAGTTAGGATTACCTTGATGTTTAGATTTAGTAGACATAGTTTAATTATCCGTTAGGGTTAAACAAAACAGGTACTAAGTTATCAACATAATAGTTAATTTAGTACCTTTATTAGCAATTCCACGTCTTAAGTAGCAAGACACCTCTGAAGCCGTCCACCTTGGTTTCCGCTCAGTAGTTGTTTAGACTAAAGGTTGTTTTAAGTTTTAGGTTAACTAGATTAAAGCTATTAAAGTTATTAAAGTAGTTAGTAGGTAATCTAAATGGTTACTCATTGGAAGGTCATGGTGGTCATCTTCAGCAACTCTTGTTTCTTAAGTAGTGAACTAGGTTTTGATTGTAGCTGATAAACAAGGTAAAGTAAAGCAGATAGTCATCTAATTCATCAAATGAGTAGTTATCCACAGCTTTCCTATAGTTATCCACAGCTTTCCTATAGTTATCCACAGGTTTACATTAGTTCTACTATTTATCTACAAATCTCAAACCCTTCTCTCGTCTGATAATGATTGTTAATTAATAGTATGGAGTCACCGTCTAGGCTCCCCCTAGGTGTTACTACAGTTGCTACAGATACTCGAGTGTCTCTTGTTACCGTAGTATCCATCAGTGAGTAAAGTAATGATAGACAATCAATCAACGTCAACAGCAGTGTATTTAAGTAAACTTAAATCATATTGATTAATCATAGAAACAACCTTGTAAGTGTTGTAACTACGGTGTTTCTATGATGGTATGTGATTGACTACTACGGATAGGACTACTCTCTTGATACCTCCAAGTGTAGCATAGGTACGTTCAGGTTATAAAATAAACTATAGTTTGCTTTAATCCTATGTTGTTGATACCTAACCTACCCAACCTAATTGATGGTGTTGCTTATACATCACTCAAACTATACTTTATTTGACAACCTTCACCAAGCCTATGCTTCTTTGTAGGTGTCAAGACAGTTAAGTCTTGATAATTTAATAACTATAAGGAAATATTATGAATAAGAATAAAGATGAAATGATTGTTAAGTGTTTAGATATTGTAAGAACTGAGTTCAATGAGAATACAGAAACTTCAGAGCTAACTGATAATGATATGAAATGGTTACAGTGTTACTTTACAGAACATTGTCAGGTAGAACCGATTGATGATGATGAGGTTAACTTGTTAAACGGAATGAATTGGTAAT